TTTTGAAGTTTTTGACAATTTCACGACCGTCTTGAATTGTATAGCTGACAGGAGTGTCGAGTTTTTGACGTTGACCGATGTAGGTATAAACAGATTTTTTAGATTTACGAGTAGATTCACAAATGCTAAAAGTAATTTTAGTTTGGGGTTTTTCAGTTTCACGGAAATATTTAGAGAGAGCTTTATTAGCTGCTTGATAAGGAGTTAAACCAGTAAAGCGTCCTTCAAATTCTTCTTTACCGGGAAGACGAACTTTGAATGAACGAACATGGCGATCACCTTCTTCTCCTTCAGCTTCCACATCTGTTTCAGCTTTTTTAGCAGGTTTCTTTTCATCTTTAGGAGTTGCTGTTTTCTTTCCTTTTTTGAGTTCAGTCTTGGCTGTTGCAACTTGAGCTTTTTTAACTCCTTTAGATGCTGTTGCTGTAACTTCTACTTTTGCAGGAGCTGGAGTTGTTTTCTTTCCGCCTTTTTGAGGTGCTGCTTCTACTTTAGCAGGAGCTAGGGTTGCTTCTACTTTAGTAGCAGTAGTTTTTTTACCACCTTTTTGAGGTGCTGCTTCTACTACTGGAGCAGGAGTAGATTCCACTTTGGAAGTAGTTGCTTTTTTACCCCCTTTTTGAGGAGTAGCTTCAACAACAACGGGTTCTGTTTTTTGAGTAGTTTGTTTTAAGTTTTTACCGGGCATTCTATTATATAATCTATTAATAGATTATTTTTTTAAATCAAACACACTATTTTTTGTTTAAGTGCGTTTGATTTCTTTTATATATAATGTGCTTTGTTTAAATATAATAATATGAGACTTATTTATTTTTTATTAAACGAATATTTTTAAAATAATCATTTAATTAAATCTCTAGATTTTTAATGAATATTTTAGAAAATAGTAAAATCAAATTATTCAAACTACATATATTACAAAAAAGATACAAATACTTAACTGAAATTATTTTTAGATTAGAAAAACATATTAATTTTTTGTATTTAAATAATATTATTGAATTTAATCAAAAGAATCAAATATTAGGTATTATTTTCATTATATCAAAAAACTTAAATACATCATATAATAATTTTATAATTGATAAATTAGATAATAAACATATTTTAGATATAAAAATTTGCGATTTAGTTAATTTATTTGATTTTGATATAGATAATAATTTTATGATTGAAAACATAATTAATATTTTAAAAAAATCATGTTTTAAATTACCATTATTTGAACAAGAAAAAGAATTATTAGAAATTATAAATGAAATAGGTTATGATAACATTGTTGATTTAATTGAAATATATAAATTTGATCTTTCAGAAGAACAACAACAATTATTGAATGAAATTAAAAAAATATTTATTCCAATAAAAATTAATTATTATGATGTCTCAAATCATACCGAAGAATATTATTGGAGATTACCTATTAAATTTGACGAAAATGATTTGTTAGAATTATCAAGAGAATTATGGATTAAAAATCTCTCAAGTTCAACTGAATACTTAAAAATAGAAGGATATTTTTTAAACGATACCCTTTCATGTTATAATAAAACATCTCAAATTAATTATCCTATTCTTCAAAAATTAAAATTAAAAGTATTATCAGATTTAACAAAAAGTTCTATTGATTCTAAATTTATTAAAAAATTTTTAAGATATGACTATATTGGTAATTTATATTCTAAGAATTCTAAAGCTTATATTAAATATATGGAAGAATCCTATCAAAAATATATGGAAGTAACTAGTTCAAGTTTTGTAAATATTATGAAAGATTTCATATCTAAAGGTTCAGAAATTAAAAAAATGTACGAGTCTATTTTTTTATTATTATTAGGTAGTAATGATAATGCTGATATTGCTGGATTATTATTAGGTTTAACCAAAGAGAAGAAATCAGCTAGTCCTCAAATTTATAATTTATTAAGTCAAAGGCTACCATATTATTTATTAGTTAAAATTAAAAAATCACATAATAATATTAAATCTGAATTAGAAAAAATTAAATCATTAACATCGGATGATATTGATTATAAAAAACAATTAGTCACTAATAAAAACATACCCCCTTCTATTAAATCTCTAACACTTGAAAAAATAGAAGAAATGAAATCTTATAATAATGAATATTATAAACAATTAACATTTGTTAAACATATTTTAAATTATCCATGGCCTTCAAACCAAGATGATGCATTTTTTCATAATATTAATTCTAATTCTGGAAAATCTTCTGAATATTTGTCAGAAATAGAAGATAAACTTAAAAAATTATCTTATGGACATGATGAAGCTAAAAAAGGTTTATTACAAATAATTGGTAAATGGATTAGTAATCCTTCTAGTCAAGGGACTAGTTTTGGTTTTGTTGGACCACCCGGTGTTGGTAAAACTTTATTAGCTAAATCAGTTAGTAAAGCATTAGGAATTCCATTTGCTGAAATTACATTAGGTGGACAAAACGATGGTGAATTATTACATGGTCATGGTTATACTTATTCAGGATCTCAACCAGGATTAATAATTAAAAAAATGGTTGAAATGGGTAAATCAAGATGTATTTTGTATTTTGATGAATTAGATAAAGCTTGTTCAAAACATGGTTCAATAAATGAAATTACAAGTATTTTAATTCATTTAACAGATCCAAATATGAACAAAACATTTCAAGATAGATTTTTTCAAGGAGTTGATTTTCCATTAGATAAAGTTATCATGATTTTTTCTTATAATGATTCTAATTTAGTAGATCCTATTTTATTAGATAGATTAAAACAAATAGATGTTAGTGCTTATTCAATTAATGATAAAATAAAAATAGTTAAAGAATTTATAATTCCTGAAATTACTGAATCAGTCGGATTAAAAAATGAATCATGGATTAATATATCTGATGATTTAATTGAATGGATTATTGAAAATTATACTAATGAAGCCGGTGTTCGTTCTATTAAAAGAAAAATTGAACAGATTTTTCTTACAATTAATTTAGAAAGATTAAAAGTTGTAAATTCTAATAATAAAATTAAAATTGATAAAGAAACTATTATTAAAATTTTAGATAAACCTAAAAATGAAAATAGTAAAATTCACGAAAAATCTTCTATTGGTATTATTAATGGTTTATATGCAACTTCTAGTGGTGATGGCGGTATAATTCCTATTCAAATATTTAATAATTTTTCAGCAAATACTAACACTTATGAAATTAAATTAACTGGTAAACAGGGAGATGTTATGAAAGAATCAGTTCATTGTTCATTAACTGCTGCTATTGATTATATTAGAAGAAATAAGCATAAATATCCTGAAATTAAAAATCTAGATAATCATTTGATGGAAAATTTTAGATTTGGTTTTCATGTTCATGCACCATCTACATCTACACCAAAAGATGGACCCAGTGCAGGATGTGCATTTACTAGTGCTTTCATATCCAGAATTTTATCTAAACCTATTAAAAATGACATTGCTATGACTGGTGAAGTTGAATTAACCGGAAAAATTACTAAAATTGGGGGACTTAATTTTAAATTATCAGGAGCTAAAAAAGCAGGTGTTAAATTAGTTTTCGTACCCAAAGAAAATGAAAAAGATATTGAAGAAGTTAAAAATAAATATCCCAATTTAATTAATGATGAATTTAAAGTTAAATACTTTGATTACATAGATGAGATTATAGATGAAATCTTAATCGAATCTACATAAAGTAGAGATTATAGATGAAATCTTAATCGAATCTACATAAAGTAGAGATTATAGATGAAATCTTAATCGAATCTACATAAAGTAGAGATTATAGATGAAATCTTAATTTGATTTGAATGCTGGTATTCTAACTAATGTATAAATAATTTGTTTTAAATCATCTAAAATAATTCGATCAACACTTTTTATATTTCCAGATTTATAAATTATTAAATTATTTTTAGCATCATAATTATTAATTATGTCTATTTTTTGATTTGATTCATAAAATGATATCTCGGATTTTAATTCAAATTTTTTATTAAAATCAATTGGATTTTTTATAATTATAAGTTTTTTAATTGGAAACGACATGATATATTCTTTAATTAACTTTATTAAAATTCCTACATATTCTTCTGAATTTAATGAATTATTTAAAGATGAAAAAATCGAATGAAAAGTTAAATAACTTATATTGTTATTTATTACTGATATTTGTTTTTTGTTAACTATTGAAAATCTAAATAAAACCATATATCCAAATATATAATTTTTATTAAAACCAAGAAGAGCAGATTTAAAAAGTTTTTCAATATCTTTTTCATTATTAATATTATATTCTAATATCATAGCATCTAATATTTCATTATAATTGGTTTCATCAATAGTATAAAAATATTGTCTCGATTTATATTTTTCTAATAATTTATCATACGTTAAATCATTCTTCAAAGATTCTAAAGAATCAACCAATTCTTGAGTGTAAAATATATCCAAATTATAATAATCAACTGGAATATCATTTGATTCTAAATAATTTGTAAATTTATCTATTATATTTTTTATTTTTTTAACATGTTCATAAGCTGGTTGATTTATATTATTACCCCATAAATAAATATTCTTAGTTAAAAATTCAGGTTCTATATCTCTAATTTTATTTATTAAACTATCAATTTCATCTCTCATTTCTATTAAATCATTTAAATATTTTTCAATTTTACTAACTGATAAACTATATTTTTCTCCTCCTCTTTGATTAATAAATGATAATTTCAAAGTTAAATATTTACTTTTGTATTTTAAATAAAGATTTTTATAATTATTATTCATTTATATAAATAGATATATAAATAATTTTAAACATCAAATTTAGGCTTATTTTCTATATTTTCATCAGATTCATCATATTCATCACTATCACTTTCGTATTCATTTTCTGTGTTATTTTCATCTGAATCTTCATTGATAATTAAATCTTTTTTTTTACCTTTTACTAATTTTTTTTTTGGTTTTTCATCAGATTCAGAATCATTATTAATAATTAAATTATTTTTGTTAATATCAGATGAATTTTTACTCGTTACATTTTTTTTCTCTAAAATTAATTCTGTTATTTTATTATTTAATACAATCTTATGATAGGGCCAGATTTTTCTAAATGTTTTACTAATAGTAACATCACTAATTCCAAAAATATCTGAGATCTGTTTTTTTGATAATTGAATGTTATAAAATTGAGTTACTAGTAAAATACATCCAGCTGCTACAGATGGAGGTTCATGAGTTGATGCTAAATCTAATTTATGAATATTTGATGATACATCTTTTGAAATATCAATATATTTTTTATCAATATTTAATTTTTTGGCAAAACGTTCAATGAAATCAGATGATTGAGAACTTTTAATTTGATAGAATAAAGTATTTGAATCAATGATATCACAAAATTTCCTACATCCACGATTAACATGCTTAATTTCTAAATCGTAAATATCAGCTATTTCTTTTGGTGATCTGGTTTCTTTTTGTAATTTACAAGCATGAAATAAACATGCTGCTATCATACTTCTTCGATTGATACAACGCATAATTATATTTTTGCCTTTTCTTTTACCTTTTGAATGAACTGATTCTGACACTTTTTTGTATAAAATTTTAGCACTATCTATAATTGTTTGTGTGATTCCATATTTTTTACATTTTGATTGAATTGTTTCAAGAACATCCATCAAACTTTTTTCTTTATATGGCATTTGTCCTTGCTTTTGTAATAAACTTAAACGATTATATCCTTTGGAAACTATTTTGGTGCCTAATGATGCCTTTGGAAAGAAGAAACTTGATGGTGCACCATATCGTGAATTATTACTACCTTCGCCATCATTGCTGGTTAATTCTGGATTTTCATCCAAATATTCTTCATTAATAACGGCACAATCAGTACATACCATATGCCCTTTAGTATTATCTATAACCAAATTAGGACTTTTACAATTTTTACAAACTACTGTTGATTGTTCAACATCTGGTTTATTATCCAGATCGACACCCATTAAAAGGTTGTCGAGTTGTTCATCACTCATATCTAAATATTTCTCTATATTTTTCATAAGCTATTTATAGAGTTAATAACTCTTTAGATAGTTTATTTATATTTCATTTTTTTATACTATAATTTTATTGTGGTATTGGTTTGGGTTTTCCATCACCTACTAATTTTGGTGACATTAACTTTAATTCTTCTATTAAAACATAATGTGTAGGAACGGTGGGATTTGGTTTTTCAGACATTTTATTACCTGCTGCTATATTGGATAAAATAATACTAAAATCTGGAGTATCTTTATTAAAAGCGTTTTTAAGATCAGGTATTGTACTTGAATTTTTCTTTGATGATTTTTCTGTACCTTTAACCACTCTTAATACAGTTTTAACCGCTGCTGAATCTTTAAGAATTAATTCAATTTTTTTTGAATTATTTCTAATTTTGTAAGCATTGTCATTTAAGAGACTATCAATATCAGCTGATTTAGGAGTATTACATGAAACTAATTTATCATTTAATAATTTTTCAAATTTAGCTCTATCAGATTTAAATGATTTTAAAAATTCTTCTTTTTTGCGTTCAACATTTTGATTAAATTTAATTTGTTCTGTTTCAACAAAAGTTTGAAATTCAGTATTTTTAATATTATCAGTTTTATTAATATTATTAGTAACTTTTATAGAAGGAGGATCTGTTAATTGATTTACTTCATCGACATTAAATGGTTGTAAACCTTCTCCTGGTGTACATATATTATACAAAGCTACTAACTCATTAGCTTTATCTTCTGTTGTTAAATAAGCGTATATACCAGGAATTATATTACCACCAGTTTGACTAAGTTCGAGGTATTTTTGTTTGTACTTTAAGTACTTGGCTTTATATTGTTCTTCGAGAAGTTCGTCTTTATTTTTATAAGATTCTATTCCAAACATATATATTATTTTAGATATTTTTTTTTTTACCATTTAATTGGTAATATATTTTTATCAACTAAATAATTATTTATTTTTAAGAAAACATTACATCCAAAAAATCCATTATGAGCTGACAATGGAGATGGATGAACAGTTGTAAATATTTTGTCTTTATTAGTATCTAAAAGTTTTGATTTACCAATTGCAAAATTTCCCATCAATAGAAAAACATTGTTTTGGCTAGTATCACTAATATATTTAATTAATTTATCAGTAAAATTAGTCCATAAGTGTTGATGACTATTTGATTTTGATTCAATAACAGTTAAAGCTGAATTTAGCAATAATATTTTTTCTTGTTTTATCCATCTTTTTAGAAAACCATGATTTGGTATTATAAAATCTGGATAACAGTTTTTAATTTCTTTAAAAATATTTTGTAATGATGGAGGTATTTTTTTATGAGCTTTTGGAACACCGAATGACATTCCACAAGCTTGTGGTACTTTTTTATCTGAACAAATTTCTGAATTTATATAAGGATCTTGTCCGAGTAATACTAATTTAGTATCTTTTGGTCCAAAATAATAAAGAGTTCTTAATAAATCTTTAGGTAATGGAAAAATAGTTTTACCATCTTTAATATCTTTATTTACTTGATTTAATATTAATATTAATTCATCTTTATTTGATTCAAAAAAATCTAACCATTCGGGATGAACTCTTTTGATAACTTTATCAAAATTATATTCCATTAATTATAATTAACTTAATTATTAATATTTTAATTCAATTTTATTCGTTATTTTGATTTAATAAATATTAGATATTATTAATGAATACAATAAAACATAAAATAAAAGTTAAAACAATAAATATAGATAAAAATAATTTTATAATTGAATCTGAAAATAATCATATTTTTACAGCAAAAATAGTAAAAGGGTCAGTTAATTTTAAAATATATAATGAAAATAATGAAGAAGTTAATTTATCTAATTTAGAAGTAGGGGATTTAATTCAAGTATATGAAAATGTTAGTTTAAAACTAGATGAAAATAATGATGTAAATAAATTATTAAAATTATTAGGTGAAAAAAAACTAATTGATACAAATAATAACTTTAAAAAAACAGAACAAAAAAATAGTATAATAAATAAAATTATTATTAAAAATAAATATATTTTTAATTCAGATAGTTCAGAAAATTATGACATAATTGATTAATTAAATTTGATAATAAAAACTAGTTTCAAAAAAAAAATTTAAAATCTATAAATTTTTTCTAACTTTAGATATATCTAAATGCCCGAACAAATGCCAAAAGATAACACACTGTCCACAGTTTTATTATTAGTTGCATTAGGTTTCTTAATTTATTATTTAACTAAACCAAAACATGTTGATGAATGTTTTACTCAAGATGCAAAATCACCAACACCTAAATCAGAAACTCCTAAATCAGAAACCCCTAAATCAGAAACCCCTAAATCAGAAACCCCTAAATCAGAAACCCCTAAATCAGAAACCCCTAAATCAGAAACCCCTAAATCAAAAACCCCTAAATCAGAAACCCCTAAATCAGAAACCCCTAAATCAGAAACCCCTAAATCAGAAACCCCTAAATCTGAAGTAGTAAGAAGTATTGATTCTAAATCTAGAAAACAAGTTCCTAAATCAGAAACTCCTAGATCTGAAGTACGTGGAAATCAAATGGATGTTTTCCAATTTGAACCTTCTGATGTAAATCAAACTGGAGCTTCTCTTGATGCAGCATTTCAAAGACCCATTCCTCAACAAGCTCGTCCTGATGTTGTAGATATCAATAAAAACAATGTAAAAAAATATAATGCTAAAGATTTCTTACCAAAAGAAATTAACAAACAATGGTTTGACACTGATTTCTCACAAGCCAAATTTAACATTAATGATGATAAATTAATTAACACCGAACGTTATGTCATTGGTATTAACACTGTTGGTCAATCTCTCAAGAATGCATCTTATGATATCAGAGGTACTGTACCCAATCCTAAATTCACCGTCAGTCCATGGAATAATAGCACCTATGAACCTGATATGAATATTAAGCCTTTATGTTAAATCATCTTAATTTTTATATATTAAAAACACTTGTATAATAGTTTTTAATTTATAAAATAAATAGTTATGTACATATTCATTTATTTTTATTAAGTATCTTCATTACAATATTATATTTTAGCTGTTTAAGCTGTTTAAGTCATGATATAAAATATAAATATAACAAAAAATTGAAATTTTTTATTATAATTTTATATACTAGCCTTTAATGACCGAATCAATGAATCTTTTTGAGATATCTATCAATCACCAACCTGTTGGTAGAAACAAAGAAAATTTATTAAATTTTATTGATCAAATTAATGAAATGAATAGACAAACACCTGGTTTTGTGTCATGTACACAATTTAAGAATTCAAGATTTATTGAAATTATTTTTAATTCTGACTTTGATGTTAAAATTAAATGTCCTGAAATGTTCAAATTAAGATATCTATCTGATAGTATTTTAAGTAAACTTACAAATAATTTATATCGCAAACAATTTTCAAAAGAAATTTTAAAAAAAGTAAAATTATCACAAATATATACATCAACTGAATTTTCAAATTCAAAAGATGGTTATTTTTGCATTAATGATAATAATTTTAAATCAATTATTGGTATTATTGTTAATACAATGTCAAATGTTATATATATTGAAAATAAAGAATTTATTGAATCATGTTTAATATATTTGCGTGGTCAAGATCATTCTAATCAGTCTGTAATTCAAATAGTCACTGAATTAAGAAGAAAATTGCTAGAATATAAAAGTCAACAAAAACGTCATTCAGATGAAATTGATACAGCAATTAAATTTATGTTTGAAGATAATAGACAACTAGAAAAAGATCTCGCTGACTATTATGATTGTCAAATTAATTATTCAACTTGTGACATTCGTGATTGTGGAAAAGATCTACCTTATGCTAATTATTTTTTATTTGTTGATGTCAAAAATAAGAAAGAAACTTTAAATTGGTTATGGTTAAAATATTTATCATACAAAAATTCAGATTCTAGAAGTTTTAAAGAATTTTATTCTACGAGATACCATAGATATTTAGCACCAATTACAAGAAAACAAAATTATTTGATTTCAGTAGATCAATTTTTACAATCTGTATTTACACAAGTTTTAAGCTAACAATTATTTAATTATTTTACCAAATATTTTTAGACCAATTAACTTTTTTTCGCGCTCTCTCTCCGCATGTTTAAATATGTTTCCGGAAACCAAAATGACACAAAATGAACTACTTGCAAAATATGATATCAATTATGAAAGTTTTTTTAATAGTAATATTCGTGATGAAGAAGGTTATCCAGAATTATTGCAATCAAAAGAAGACATACATATCTTTTTGTTAGATTATATAAATAATTAAGTTTTTATTATTTTTCCCATAGAATCAAAGCCGGCGTTTTAAATGTGCAAAGGTGTAAATCGTGTCATTTAAAATAGTCCTCGCTGTAAAATAAAAAAAATCTAGTATAATAATATATGAATAATAATATTAGTAGTTTAATAAATACTATTAATAGTAAGAATTCATTACCTTCCGGAACAGTTGCTAGTTTTGCAGGTAATAATGCTCCAAAAGGATGGTTATTATGTAATGGTGATACAGTATCTCGAGTAACTTATAAATCTTTATTTGAAATAATTGGAACTACATTCGGTAATGGTGATGGAGAATCTACATTTAATCTTCCTGACTTAAGAGGTAGAGTTATTGTCTCTGCTGGTCAAAACGTTCAAGCTACTTTAACTAATCGTGTTTTAGGTGCAGTTGGTGGTGAAGAAAATCACACTTTAACTCTTAATGAAATTCCAGCACATACTCATACATATGATAAACAAAATGGAGTTCAAAACATTAATGCACCAGACAAAA